AATAGGACATCAGGGTCTTACCTTCGGTGATCATGGCGACCGCCTTGGCTTTGATGTCTAGGAGTTCGCACTCCGTAAGTCCGATAAAGAGTCCAGAGGCCATTTAAACTTGCCGAGAATGGAAGCCGTAGAGGGGGTACGCCGCCCAGCCCACGCCATGAGTCTCTTCCTCCCACGACACTAAACGGCGTACCCTTGCTGATAGCGTGCCAATGGTCATGACGGTTGCAAGTCGGTTTCGGCAGTTTCCCGCCCGGCGATGCCCCAGCGGACCGCGGCCAACAGGGCGAGGATTTCGCAGTCCATGGCGTGGTTGTCCTTCTTGCCCTGGGGAAGTATCCACATGGGCTTGCCGGTCCGCTTGTCCTTGATGCGGACTTCGGCGCTCAGCTGCTCGACGTACTCGGGGGTGGCGTCGAGGGCGTAGCTCCACACGCGGCGAGCCCGCAAGCCGTGCAGGAGGTCTTTGCCGGCGGTGGCCGAGTGGACGATCAGGATGGCCCGCTGCGGGATGCCAGGGACGACGATGGACTGCTTCTCGGAATAGAAGCGGCGGGTCGTGTTGCCCGTCTTGTCGGTCACGGCAAAGTCATCGGAGCCCGACCCCTTGGCCGTCTTCCAGTTCCGTTTGGCGGTTTCGCGGTAGACCTCGGTCGTGTTGTCGCCGGAGTCGACGAGCACCATGGCCTGATGCACGCCGTGCTGTTTGGCGAAGGCCTCGACGTTGCCCCATGAGTCGATACGTGCGAAGGCCATCAGGCGGCTATGCCCGGTCTTGGCCCAGCGGCGGACGGTGACCCAGAAGTGGCCACGCTGGACGTCGACCCCCATCGTGCGGAAAGGGATGCTCCCGGGCACGGCGTCCTTCTGCTCGACGACGCGGGCCTTCGGGGTGATCGCGGCCTCCGCGTCCCAAGGGTAGGCCATCTTGTAGTTGGCGGCCTCCGCCAGCGCCACCATCTCGCCGCCCTCTTCGCTCCAGGGCATGGCCAGTCGCTTCTGCTTGAAGATGCGCCGCGGCTCTTCGTCGCCGTATTGGTCGTTGGCCTCCTTGGCCTTGAGCATCAGGACGCCGAGCTCGCCCCAGCTCATCGTCGCAAGGCTGTTCCAGTGCAGGCCAATGTGCCCGGAGTTAGCGGCGACGGATGTAGCGACGAAGGTTCCGCGGGCGTTGGCCTCAAGACGACTGGCGTTCGTGTCGGGCAAAAGCGTGCGACAGGCCGCGCATTCGTAGGTCGTGCCGACGCTGACCTTGTGCAAGTCCCATGTGCCGGTCGCCTTGGCGTCCTCGGGGAACCTGATCTGCTCCCAGACCCACGGCTGAAGGTGGTCGCACTTCGGGCACCTCATGTTCCAGTCACGTTGATCGGTCGTCTCGTGCAGCTGATGGAACTCCTGCCCCGCCCGTCCGCCCTGGGATAGGAAGATGCGTTTGCCCATCCAGCCGAAGGCGGTGACGCGTGCGCTCAGTTCGGCCAAGTGTCCGGGCGGCGCCATCCAGCACTCGTCGGCGATGGTGTAACGCAGGGACAGGCGCTGAAGGTTCGCCTCGTTCCAGATGCCGCGGCAGTACAGCGTCATTCGGTCAAAGTCCGTCGTCGTCGAGCGATCCATGTCGTCGACCGAGATGCGGGCCTTCACCGGCGGGCAGTTGTTCCAGACCGGGCGGAGGTAACGCAGGGCGAAGTCCTTGGCCTCGGGGTCGGTAGCCTGAAGCACCATCGTCGGCCCAGGAGCGTTGGCGATGATGTGACAGGTGAGCAGGCGGGCGAAGAGGGACTTGCCGGACTGGATGCTGGCGAGGACGGTGAGGAGTTTCGTCTCGGGATCGGCGGCGATGCGTAGGGCTTCGGCGACCCAAGGCGTGCGCTCGGAGCGGAACGGCCCGGGCATCGGCGAGTCAGGGATGGCGTGGACGTTGGACTCAAGCCACTCGAGTACGTCGCCCGAGTCTGACGGACGCAGCACGTCCCGACCGATGCGGAGCAAGTCGGCCTTATTCATACAAGCCGTGTTTGACCAGGTATCGGTGCAGGCGATCAGATGCCTTCGACCAAGTGATGCGTTTATCCTTATGCCGGATTGTCGGCTTGGGCATCGGCTTGCGGCGTGACTTTGGCTTACGCTTCTTCATGGGTCGAGAGGTCGGCCTTCACGCGGCGCACCCAAGCCTCGAGCACCTTGACGGCCTTCGCAGGGTTTTCGGGGTTACATCCTTCTGCGACATCGAGGGCGAGTTTGTCGAGGCGGTTGACGATGCCGGCGGTCATGTCGCGCATGGCCTCGGTCGCTTCCTTTGCGGAGATGAAGTCGCGGGTGAGGATGACGCGTCTTTCCTGTTCGGCCTCTAGCTGCACGAGGGACTTGAGGGAGGCGTTGTAGGCTGACTGGTATTTGCCTTGATGCGGATCGCCCTGTTCCATGGCCGCCTGCCAGACTCCGCGGGCCCGACCCACTAAGGCCCGGTGCTCTTCGATGGTCGAAGACAGGGAGCCGTCGTCGAGCTGATCGGGCGGGGTTGGAGCCAGACGCACTCGGGCGTCTTCCTGCGATTGCCTCCAAGCGGTGGCGGCCTCGACCGAGTCGATGGGCATACCCTTCTTGACCAGGATGGAGACGCGCTGTCGAGTGAGGCCAAGGGCCTCGGCGATTTCAGTTTGGCTGGGCATCGTTGTGAACGGTGTTAACCCACCAGACTAGTTGGGACATCTTGATGACTGGGATGCCGTAGGACAGGCACTCGCTGACGTAGAATGACGCGGGCTCCAGATCGTCGGGTAGAAGGATGCAGACGTGGCGCTTGTTAAGGTGCTTTCGGTAGACTAGGCACTGAGCCATGGCCGTTAGCATACCCTGCGAACTGCATTCTTTCTTCGTCTCGATTGCCCAATTAAACCCGACCAAGTCGGCCCGCATTTGGCAACCAGGCACTTGGGCCTCGCGTTGGATGTGGCGCTGATGCTGGACGCAGGAGTCTTTAAGCATCTGTTCGGCTTCCGTTTGCATCTGCAGCTCTGAGCCATGAGTCTTTGAATAAGTTCGGTCAGCCCACTTTACCTTTTGCGGGGTGGACTTAAACTTGGCGATCAGTGCATTGTCTCGCTTGCACTTGTCGTAGACACCGGCCTTGGTTATGGCCTTTCGGATTACCTCGCGTGAGTGGATGAAATTGAAGAACTTGCCGGTGTTATAAATACTTCCACAAGTCAGGAAGGCTTGCACGATTGCGGCGTCTCGCTTGGCTTTTTCAAGTCTAGCTAGTTGCGAGCGCTGCTCGGCTTGGGTGTACATGTTACGCATTGTCAACAGGCTGTTTGGTCAGAATGGACCCACACAATTTGATCGTGGTGACGGGCCACGCGTGACGTAGGGGGGGGTCTAGGAGACTCCTTACCGGGGGTATATGGGCCGTTTTCATCGCTTGGGCGTGGCAGGGGGCAGGGGGGCGGTCACCTTATTCTTGCCGCGTCTGGCATTCACATGAGGGAACAGACCGCACGCGTCGGAGTTCACGGTGCGCTGGATCTCCTTTGCCCTGGCACGCATCCAGAAGTGGGAACGTCCATACATCTTGCCGATCAGGCGAGAGGACAGACAGCCGGGCAGACTGAGCGCCCAGCGTATGAGCTCGACGTGGCGACGGAAGGCGAAGTTGTCCGTGCAGGCCAGCGCATCCATGAAGCCCTTGAGCATCACGCCCACATGATCGCGAGAGATGAACGCGTCGACCTCCTCGCGTCTGCCGATGTCAGTCGGGTTGAACGCCCAGTCAGGATGATTGGCGTCGATGTTGAAGACGTGCCTAGGTTGCGCCATCTCAGCGTAAGGCAGCACGCCGTTCTCTCGCATCTTCTCTTGGACCTTCTTCGGTTGAGCGAAGAACCAAGCGTCAAACGACTTGGCCTCCTTGGTCGGAGCCGTCAGGTCGTTGAGCCTAGCGCGTGTCACGCACGACAGCGTCAACCATCTTGACGGCGGGGCAAGTGGCAAAGGTTGTGCCAGAATCCGTCCATGTCGAACCGTAGCATTGCCTTACGGGTGAAGCGATAGGTCAGTGATGAGTACTTACCCGAGTAGTCCAGGCTATGCTCGACGATGTCCTTGAGTTCCGCTGACGTCATCTTCTCCGGCCATGTGCTGATCACTTCCCTCAGCTCCATGTCTTTCCTTTCCTTGACTGCCTTTGCGGCCTCGGTGGCCTGCTGCCGGATATGCTCCATCCTCTCAGGCTCTTCCCTCCAAGACTTCTGCCGTAGCCGGGTCAGGGCCAGCTTACGGAGGACCCATCCTCTCCGCGCGGTGGTACGGTTAGGTTTGGTCATCGCGTTAGACTTGCGGCCTCGCCAGAGACTCGGTCGAACCCCGAGCGTCAGCGACAAGGGGTGAGACTAGAGTCACCCTTGTACGAAGTACAGGGACGGAAGTTGAGTTGGAAGTTGAGAAGGGTTTTGACATTGGCTTAAGGGTGGGGGTGCGGGTGTTGACCCTCAGTTGACCTTAAAACGCCTTGGCGACCCCTTAGCGGGGCTGGAATCGCTATGCCTTGGGGCGTTGTCGGGTACGCTTTCGGAGGGGGGCTGGCTGTATTCCCAGCGGATGACCCCCTTCTCGGCGGCGTGGCGGATGTAAATCTCGCCCTTGAACTGGTTGGCGTGGTCCTTCAGGCCGGCACGGCCACGGCGCTTGGTCAGGC